GCCAACTCCAACAGGGTTTTACATTCCTTCTTGATATAGTTGACGAATTCGTTTGTATTGTCGATTTTTTTGATGTCGTAGTTGTCCTTTATGTATTGGAGAGCTCCATCGACAGTCGGTGTAGCATCGTTACGCCTATAGTCGCTAACGAGCGGCTGTGCAACGCTCCAGTTATGGTCCTTAATGATAGCATCAAGGACAGGTTTGAGTTTACCCTTGAGAGCAGCAAGCGTTTTATCTGCGGCTTCCTTTGTGATGTGGAAATTATCCAGAATAGACTGTGTTTGCAGTGCCTTCTGAACTTGTGCCGCCTTCACATAACCGAAGGATTGTCCGATGGCATCAACAAGCATCTTCAAGTTATTCCTTGCGTCGCTCATATACATCGTAGATTTAACGTTCTTAGCTTCCTCAGAGCTACCCTGTCTCGTCATTTTTGGCGTAACGAGGGTGAAATTAAACTTACGAGCCATTCTGTCAAATCCATCTGGTAGAATTGATAGAATGTTTTCGTACTTCACCTTGTTTTCCTCTGGTGCACCAGGGGCGAACGTCTTCAAGTCAGCCACGATGGTACGAACCAGCCAGTCTTCCATACCAGGATTGCCACCGAGCAAGATTTTTGACGGTTTGAAGCTATAATCGTAGCCACTCACCCTCCATATCAAGTAAGCCACGATAGACTTCATGACATCAGCGCCAGAACATCCTTCATACAACAGCTTCAACATGGTTATCTTGTTCATGACATTGGTCGGAAGCCCTCCTTTTGCACGAACTTCGTTATACCATTCATTCAGTTTTCTTACAACAGCAGGCAATTTAGCCGCCATAAGATTACCCTGCAACAGGTTACGAGCCTGATAGCGAGCGAACGGAACATCTTTTTTTCCAACATTCAGACTAGATATAGGAGGAATATTGTAAAGTTTGTTATCAGCATCAATAACTTTGGTTACTGGTCGAGGTGTTTCACCAGGTACAACGATGTAATCGCCATCTTGCAGCTTTATACTCGTGCTGATAAGCATGTCGTTATTGTCTTTCTTCACCACATTCAACTTGCAATTGAAGTTCATGCGGGTGCCCGCTTGCGGGTCTCCTGCCTTATCCATTGCATTGAACGCATTTTGCATACCCTTCATATCGAGTTCCTTATCGCTAAGAATATCGTCGATAATCTTAGAGGTAGTATTTTCTGGAACCTTGTCAAAACCACGGAGCTGAGACACAGATGTTTCAATCGGGTCATTAGGACTGGTGTATTCCGTTGGCTCGAATGATTTTGGGTCTTTTGCCGCATTCATCACTTCATGATATTTTTCACTATCTGCCAACTGCAACTCTGCCCCAAGATTCCTGAGTTTTTCAATAAGCTTTTGAGGCAATATCTCAGAGCTAAGGTTTTTAACCACATCAGCCTGAGCAGCAAGCCTCTCCTCAAACTCGGTCGGAGTACCGAGCTTGCTCCTAGAATTCACAATATCGGCAGCAGTCTTGTACAGCAACAGAACCAGTTCCTGTTTACGTAGTTCAGTTACCGCATCAGCTTGCTTCTTGTTACTTTCATCAACCTGATAGTTACAGAACAGCGACACATTGTCCTTTTGAGTGTCAACTGAACCATCCTTGAGAGCACGCTTCAATACCTCAACGGCACCGTAACCATCGCCATAGTCTTTTAGATATGCCTTATAGTCAGCTTCTGCTTGGTCGATAGTAACACGGCTTGATTTAAGCAAATGTTTGATATATGCAGATTTTGCTATACCATACGCAACACGATAAGCATTTACAGTCTGGTCAACACTATTGTTCAATCCGAGCAACGCGCCTTGCCTGTCTGGTTCCTTATCGGCTTCCTTGCCAAAGCCCGTACCAAATCCATGTTCCTTTCCAGATTGATACAGAGAGCGGTTTTCTGCATTGATGTCTGCATTCTGATAAGCATAGGCAGTGATGAGTTTCGCATTGTTGTTGATAAGAACGTTCATCGGGTTAGCTATGACTTGTGTCATAACCTTGTCCATAACTTTCTTCAATCCAGCCTTCTCTTCTGGGTTCAACTGCGATTTCACCTCAATTGCATTCATGAAATCATCAAACGATGACTTCAAATCAACGAAGTGCTGATTGATGAGGACCTTGGATTTCTGTCTCTCATTATTCGCCGTCTGTTGAATGCGTTTCTGCCTGTCGATAGTCCTTCCGCCAACATCGGAGTAACCGATATCATTGTAACTAGCAGCAAGTTCCATCAAAGTATCAAAGAACTGCTTTACCTTCTTGAGGTCAATATCAGTTCCCTTGTACTGATACGGAGAAGACTGGCCACTGTTGTTGTTAAGGCCAAAGATATTGGTTATGTCACCACCCTTTGAGTAGATGCTATCGATTATGCTTTCAAGATTATAGAAGTTGGGAATATCGTTGCGCTTACCAGACTTGTTGTAATGAGATTCCAAGACCTGAATTTGCGCCTCTTCCATATCCTTGACAGGCTTCGTATCCAGACGTGCAATGCCGTTTTCATCGCTACTGTAATCGATGGTCAGGCATTCTTTTGGCACAGAATTGAACAAGTCGTTCATCATGGCCTTTACACGAGAATCCATGAACGCCCTATTGAGGTTCTTTGTCGCCTTAGATGTAGTACCATCCATTTCTGTATCATACATACAGAATTTAAGGAGTGGCAGACCAGGGTGACTATATGATTTTAACGTATCGGCATCAAACGGAACAAACGATTTGCTAATGTCCGTCGGCATCCCGTTGACGAGACCAACAATCGTACTACCGTTCTTAACAACGGTATCAGCAACCTGAGCGATGTAATTCGGGTCGTTATCGAGTTTCTCCTGAATCTTCTTGTACTTAGCAGCATCGAGTGTTGCTTCCTTCAACGCTCTCTCTCCCTGTGCCTTGTCAATCGTCGTATCAGTTTCGATAGTCTTCTTCAAGGAGGTCACTTCATCGAGTTTCGCATGCAAGTCCTCGCTGAATTTTTTGTTAAAGCACGATACAAGGTAATCACTCTCAAACTTGTTTTCGAGACCATCGTTGTTAAGGCTATCGTCCATGGCGTATTTGACCATCAAGCTTCCGATTTCTGGGATAAGAATTTTATCCATTGCATCGTCGGTATTCAGGCCAGCCTTCAAGATATCCTTGACTTCGGATTCGGAAACACCACCAAACATGGCATTGTTCTCATCCTCTTCGTCAATAAATGCGCTCATGCGGAGAGAATTGTCAGTAACATCAGGCTTCTTATCAATTGCCTCGCTAACAGTTTTCCAGAAATCCTGAATGAAGTGCTGGAAATTTGTGGTGTCGAGGCTAGCGACCTTATGAGCCACCTTGATGTCAAGAGAACCCTGTTTCTGCAATCTAGCCAATGCAGTTACAAGGTTGTTCTTCAGACTAGCAGTATCCTTCTCATTAAACTTAACTGCTTCTGGATTCGGGAACAATCTGTCAAATACAGATTCAAAGGTGTCGTGAACCAATTTGTAATCTTCACCACCGATACCTTCATGGCCAACTTCATCTTCCGAAGCAACATCGCCAACACCACCATCGTCTGCGGTCTGGTTGTTGATGTTGTCATCAAAGGCGTCGTCTACACCCTTGACATCAGGATACCATACATCTGCATCGGTAAGTTCGTTCTCGCCTTCGGTATCAGGCTCGGCATTCACGCCACCCTCAACGTCTTCTACATTGACATCATCCGATGCTCCATACGATGCAGACACTGCCCTCATTACGTTGCCATAATTCCACTGGGTCAAATTCCAGTTTCCTGGGGCAACCACGTCAAGAATATTTGCAACGTTTTGTGCGTTATATCCACGAACGGTATTATCGAGGTTGTACATATCGGACAGATGCTTAATCAGTTTAGCACCCATCATGTTCCTGTGCCTATGATTGATTGCGTGGAAACTAAACTTACCTTCACTTGGATTGTAAGTTTCCACTGACATGACCAACTCAGGATTCATAAACGCATTGAGTATAGACTCAACCTCATCTTCTGGATACGCAGAGGTGCTCATGATTTGGCTAATAACCTTAATAGCCGTAGACAACTTATCCACAGGACCAGGATTGAACGTCTTTCCGTCCTCCTTCATGTCCTTCATGACAGACAACACCTTACCAAGAGCAGTGTTTGCTTCTTTCGTACTGAACTGAAGTCTACCAGTTTTTCCTTTCCTAACGACAGCGTTGCAATACCTTCCGATAGGAGACCTCATCAAGTCCCTTACGCTCTTATAATTGTATTCAGCGCCATTGCAGTACAGGCCTCTGCACAAGGTATCCATATTCTCATTACGAACAATAGTACCCTCGTCGTCCTGCATGGTTGCGAACGCAATGCCGTGCGGAATACTGATGAAATACACATGGCCTTCGCCACCAGCCTTAACCTTACGGGCAATGATGTTCTGGAAATCCGTCGCATCAAGCTTATTATCAATCTCACCATCGACCTTAAACGTATGTGGATTGGTGCCGTCGTACAAATCGAATACGACTGAAGTCTCCGCATTAGGGGTGGTGTGTTTGAAAGCATTTTTTACATTCTTGCTAAGTGTCTTCTCATCAAGGCCATGCTTTTTCAGCGCTTCACGCCATAGTTCTTCCTGTTCATCCTCGTTAATGTTGGTTCCAGAGCGGGCTTCCTGTTTCAGTTCTTCCACCCATTCGTCAAGCGACAACCCTTCGTCCTTACGTCTTGCAGCGTCAGCTTCAATCTGCTTAGCACTGAGGTCCTTGATAACAGAACCCTTACCAATCTGCATCGTAATGTGAGTCTGGGCGATAATGTCATCACCAGTAAATTCACGGTCAGTGTTTGAACGCTTCAACGACGGACCAACTGCGACAGGTACTGCTCTCACAGTATCATCATCAGAGTTGTTCACCTGAGGCTCAGATGCCAACACATCCTGCAAATAGCTCCTACCGTTAACGACCCAGTTATCTCCCCACTTCTTAAAGATTTCACCCATATTGCGGTTAACACATTCCTTAATGAACTCAGGGTCGCTCAACATCGCAACAAAGGATTTAGAACTGATTGGAATAATAGTATTGTCATCACCTTTGGTTCCCTTATCCAAGGCCTCACCGATAGCACTATACTTTCCACCCAATCCGTTTTTCAGCAAGTCAATAAAGGGAGCTTTTGTCTTCTTCGTCAGTCTCAAAACGTCAACCACGTACTGCGGATAAACTCGGATTTCCGAGAGGTTCGAATTACTCAAACGCTCTGGGTCTATTGTCCTCATGACATTCTTGCCTTGGTTATAGACAGAACCCCAGTTATCCAAGCTACCAAGAGAGGTACGGTCAGGGATACGGTTAACAGCAAACTTTGCTACATTATGTGCACCACGGGAGAATACCTCATCAAAGGTAAACTTTGCTGAACTACCATCGGTCTCGCTCGTCGGACGTGTAGCATCATGGAACACATCGAATATGAACCCGAGGTAAGCAGCATAAAGCACTGCATCCGAGTATTTGCTATACTCAGGCATCGTAGTGCTGGGTTTCACATACTTGCACTTTTCCCTCAAAGCATCTTCAAAGACGGAAAAGAACTTTCCCGTGATGTCACTAAGACCAGCCTCGTCGTCCCTTTTCTGAGTAGTGGACGTACCGTCGTCGTTAAACGTAGTAGTAAACGAGTTATCGGACAGCTTGACAAGGTCAGGGCTCAACATCCTGAAGAACAGCTCGAAAATCTTGGGCCCGCCTTTCAAGGATGCTACCAAGGGATACTTACGCTTATTGGCTTCCAATTCTGCTGCAGAACCATGTTCAAAGAACATGCGGCCCTGCCTTTCAGGAAGAAGGCTACTACCAAGGTCAAACAAGAACTGACGCTTTCTTGCATCGGTATTGATGTTTTTATAGTATTCATTCAATGCCCACTCAAACGAGACAGGTTGATTTTGTCCAAGCCTAACCTTAATATTAGAGCATAAATCGTCACTGACTTGTACCGGGAATACGTAGTTTCTCAGCTCAGCCAGGTATCCGTTTGCCTCTTTTCTGATTGCCGCATCATCTTTATAAGACATGGCTTCCAGCAAAATTTTCTGCATATTCATACTAAAATCCCTGTGATGGAATCATTTTCACATATAGTTTATATAACTAATAGAAAAAAGATATCAAAAAGCGGGGTTTCGTCCCCGCTTTATAGAAATTTCAATATCACTTAGCAAACAAGTACATACGACATGTTAACGGAAGACCATTGGTAGAGGTTGTCGCCTTAACGTACGGTTTTTGAACACTATCCGAAGTAGAAACAGTGAACATTATGTCGTATAGAGGCCAATTCTTAAAACCAACACTCGCATCGTTAGACAACCATTTGTCGCTACCATAATGTACATTTATATAAGAAGCATTATTAAAGTTTCCACTAAGTTGGATTAACGCAACAGTATTGGCAGGAATCTCGGGTAAGTCATAGTTTGTCTCCGTCGTCACACTAGCAGGGATTGATATATTAGATACATCCTCTTTAATGTATGGATAATCCGTTCTAGTCACAGCCCTATTAGTACGCACATGAATAACCGCTCGTGTCGTCCCTCTGTTGTACGTGAAGAAGTAACCCTCTGCATCGTATCTGGATAAGTAGAAATATGCTGAAGAACCTGCTGTACCATACATTATAGCAACCATCTTATCGTTAGACACTGCGTCCCTGATTACTTGATACTGTTCCTCAGTAAGAGTGTCTGCTCCAGAGTATTTCACGATAGGAGTTCCTGCCGGTGGAACGTCAGGAAGATTTTTCCATGCAACGGTCGCCATATTGCCTTCGACGCCGACTACAGAAAGTACATCACCGATTGACGGCGCCTTTTTGTTTGCGTCTGCAACTCCATTATCACCAAGAACCATCTTGTTCATGAACAATCCGATACCACCTAGGGACCAAATCATCGGATAGCCCTTATAGTTGGTCTGTATATACGAACCAAATTCAGCAATGTAAGAACTGGCAGACGTACTTCCAACTGATGTTCCATCCAATCCACCCAATATGATATGGTTATCCAAGCTACCTGGTAGGTGTAGAGAACCGTATATATGGGTGTTTCTGATGTAGTTAGACGACATCGATATCTGGTTACCAAACAGGGTCGCATAGTGAACTTGCGCACTATACAGATGATGACGAGTACCCATTTCGAAGACGTACGAGCAATCACACAGGCACAATGTGGAGTGAGACAGCTTCATCACACCAAAACTGAACGTATGTGTGGCCGAGTTATCACTCATCTGTATTGCTGTATAACTCAACACGAGGTCAAAGTAGTTAATGCAGCTCTGACCAACACCACTATCTATATAGTTGCTCGTTATACTAGACGCACTGACCTTAATATTACTGTAGGCAATGCTCAGCGATTCTAAGGTTTTGCGCTTGAGCCAACTATTGTCAATTCCATATCCATTTGTACCATATGCATCACCGTATGCAAATATATCAGAATAGCATGCGAACACGTTAATGAGTCCAACACTGTTTCCTCCTGCACAGAGTCGGCTATACACCATAGAATCAGCATTATTCGTCTGTGATTTTTTCTTCCAGAAATACGCCTGATTCGCAAAGATTTCACTGTACTCCAGTTTAGGACTACTATATTCATATGCGGCAGGGACATCTCCCGTATGGTCATTAGTAACAATAGCCCTAGACATATATAGTGCAGGCAGATGATACACCTCATACGTAAACGCATCCGAATAATAGAATGGCCTGTCGATATCCGTATATTGCCCAATAAAACGAGAGCAAACCATTGCCTTGATATCGTTAACGGCTCCTAGAATACTTGATTGATATGCGTTCTCTACGTTACAACTTTCAGTGAAAATAGCTGATGTCGCACCACTAGATACCGTCGTATTATATGCATCAACAAGCATTCTACATGCGTTCGATTGTAGCATGTTACCATGTCCAAACACAACCGAATGTACAGCACCTAACACCTCATTGTTATATCCATGCAATATAGCGTTATGAGCCGAGTTGATAATTTTATTACTATATCCTCCCAAAATGATATTGTAATTGGCTGATTCGAATATGGAACTGTTTTCACCAGCATTGAAATTATGATTTCCCTGAGTGATACTTCCTAGCATCAGCGAGTAAGAGTCATAACCAAGCTTATAGTTAGAAGTTCCAGAAGAAACCTGCTTTGCATCGGCAACACATAGGACATTCACGTGGCTAAGTGCAGATTGTGCACCAGTAATGCTCTTAGAAACAATCTTAAGCTCATTTCCATTAAATTCAACCACATTAAGGTCATCATCAGCAATAGCAAGATAGATTGCCGAATAATCGGTTGGTGTGTAAATAGAATAATTTCCACTAGCCGACTTCACTCCACCAAGAGGATATACCTTGCCCGTTCCACCAATCAAGCTTTCCCATTTTGAACTGGAACGAATTTCCTTGAGTTTTTCTGGTGACTTAGTAGCGGCTGCAATAATATCATTCCATTCCGCCTTAGTCGGTATTTTCCAACCTGTTGTTTCAATACGTTTATTTATATCTGCAAATACAGTAGTGCTTAGTGGGTACAACTGTATTTTAGGAAGAGACAATGTTGTAGTTCTCTCAAACCTATAACCACTGTACGAACGACTTGAGTCTGAGTTTTCGTAATAATTGGCTGTATAAACTCGCTTGGTTTCAAAGTTCTCAAAAGAACGGTTGATTTCATTAACAAACTCTGTGACCGTACTCAACTCAGGAGGGATTCCTGTCGAAGTCTGGCCTCCATCCAGCGTTGTAATAGTCCCATCTGTATTCTTAGTTACAATCACATAAGGCAAATAACTACCGTCCGTGCCAGACCCAAAGTAATCTTTTACTTCTGTGGTAATACGGTTAAATTCATTTGTATTCTGGTCATCGGGATAATCATATACCTTGCTAGGACTCGGTGTACCCATCTTTTTGAATGAATCCAACTCATAGTACAACTGCGTGCTAACCCAAAAGCCGCCAATTCGAGTAGCCGTTGTTACACCATTCAGTATGCTAGGAGTCATATTTAGATATGTATTGCCATCAATTACGGCGTCTTCATAAGAAGCTGTCTTACCTGGTGTACTTCCCAATAGTGCAGAATATGTCGTGGCAGAACCTGATGTAGACTTTCTTGCATAAACGTCAGCACTGGAAGCTCCCGTAATAGGATATCCGATTGCCCCAAGCGTTGGAATAATATCGGAGTATCCAGGGTCCAATTTTACACCTTCTTCCTGGGCAAGCCTGTTCCTTACCGAGTTGGAGTTATAGTCCCTTGCGTCAACCAGGTTTCTAAGGCCAGTTACAGACTTTTCCTTCTGCTGGATAGCTTCCTGTTTAGGGCAGCAACCACCCTTTGCATTCTTCTGGTCACGGAGATATCCCATCTCAATTTGCATGTTGACAAGGGCTTCTGCCATAGAAGCGTTTGCAAGCAGCTGGTTCTTGTACCAGTCGATTGCGTCATCCTCGTACAGGTTGTAGTAAACGGCGCTTTCACGGATTACAGAAGAATCCTCGACAGCACCAGAAAGGTCGATGAAGATATCAGACTGGAATTCAGACAAACCTTCACCAGAGTCGCTCAACGTGACTGGGCTATCCCATTCACATACGGCAAACAGTACAGGTTCAGCCTCGGTATCAATCTGGTACTGGGCCTTCATCTCGCCGCTATCGCCAGAGCAACCATACTGTCTCATCGGAACGGCATAGATACCGATACGGTTGAACTTGAATGAAACCTTCTGGCTGTTGAACAGGGCATGCTGCTCATCCGTCGGAGACGGGTTCAATGTAGCAACATTGTCGCCATCCCCAGTTTCCACTTCCTTGAAATAAGCACCGTCCTCGGCATTTCCGTTAAGTTTCAACTGGACTTTGAGCTTAATGCCAGTAGCGTATTCGTTGTCTGCGGTCTTAGCAGTGCTTGTTACGGAGTAGTCACTAATCGGGAAATACTTCGTGGCCTTCGCCATGTTGCGGCAACCTGTGTTTTCATCATACAGGAGACCCGAAGCGTTAACGGGGGCACAATACTTGTTGAAGTTCGAGATGGAAAGAACCTTCCAATACTGGTAGCAGTACTGGTTGTAGTCTTCGCCCATATCTGTTTCGTCGTTCTGCGTATACGTGTATACAGAAGGGAACCAACCATCGATATCTACACCATCGAACGTTTCGCCCAATGCATGTGCGTAATCCTCAGCGTCACCACCTTCGATGTTCGTCAATCCGTTCCTGTAACCTTCGTAGTTACGGAAGTCCGTGGAAACCCTCGGTACAACCGCATCACCGACTTCATCAACGGGATAGAAGTTTTCGATACGGTCGTTTCCAGAGCCAAGGAAGATGTCCATACCACCTTCGGACCAACCTTCGCCAGCAGCCTTGACACCTGTGTACAGAAGAGGTGCTGGCAGCGGAATGAGCGACTTGGAGTAGTCGATGGTATCGTCGTCTCGGGACGCATTTACCTTCACGCCCTGGTAAATGTAAGCACCCTTCAAGCCATACTTGCCATCGACCCATGTAACAAGGTTGTTACGTCCATCCTCGTCTAGGACATATCGATAGTTTTTCTTGATATTGCTGTCGTAGTTTACGGACTTGAATTTATTGCTGGCCTTAGTAGTCTGGTAGCCATCTCCATTCATGTCGCCTTGGAAGATGTTATAGATGATATCACCGTCCTTAGTCAGCTTCGTCATACCAGGATTGAGCTGTTCGTCTTCCTTTTCCTGCAATTCATCAGGCACGAAGGCGAGCGCGTACCATCCAATCCACCAGTGCTGGCCGGTCGCCTTGGATGAAGAAGCCATTAGTTCAAGTCCCTTGTTAGTTATCTGTGTTTTCGCTGCCATATCGATAGTCTCTGAAATACACCAATAGTTTATAATGTGGCACGGACATCATTTCATGCCCTTATAAACTATAATCAGAAATAATCGAGGATTATTCATGAATGAGCGTGTAAAAATCTTTATGGAATCGGCATCCCAGATGGGTGTGGGCAAACCAGAGCTGGAAGCCTTGACTAAATTGTTCAAGGTATGCCTCGAAAGTGCTCTGGAAGACGAAGATAACATTGACCTGTACGAAGATGATGTCGATGAAGACGGCCAAGATGCATCCAGTCTAACCGACCACATGAAACCCAGATGGGACGAAGAAGATGAAGATGACTTTGACCAAACCCAGTCTGAACCTCTCGAATCAACCTTGGGCACAAAGCTAGCCAACGCTTATGTTCAGATTGCCCCGAAACTAATCGATAAAAACATGTGCAGTGTTGATGAAATCGACAACCTATCCAAATTCATCGATTGGTTAATAAAGGCATACAAGAAATTCAACCCAGAAGAATACATGGAGAAGGTTGCCGTCAAATACCAAAGAAGGCAATCCTATGATACCGACAGAATGGATAAAATTCTGGATGTGGTTAACCTTGGCTCTCGGGTCGTTCAACTATTGACGGAAATCAAGAATACATTCCGCGATGAAATCACAAATGCAACCTTTACTAACGAGGCATCCGTATTCCCTGTTGCAAAAGATATCAACGCTTTCATGGCCGAGAAATTCGACACAGGTTCAGACGACTTGGCTTCCGAGCAAGCTGACCAAAGCATCATCTACGATGACTCTGGATTCAGGGATGTCGATGCAGAGGAAGAAAAGGCAAATCCAAATAAGGAGAAGGCACTTACAGACGAAGAAATACGTCAGATAAATAATGCCCCAAAGAACAACACTCAAGATACATCACCAGACACGTTCTCGCCAGACGAGGAAATAGATACTGTAGAAAATGCCGTCATCGACTTTGTTAACTTTGTTCCAACCATTAGTCTATCCGATAGCGAAGTAGCCGACTTCAACAAACCAGTTAAGAAGGAAACAAAGAAAAAGCTCAAAACTGCCGCAGACAAACGTGGTGAAGTCAGAAAGATGTATAACGGCGATGTTGTCGATGCCAATGCATGGAAAAAAGCCGATGAGGACGACCTGTGGGCTGACCTATAATAAGCGATTCATTCAACAAAAAAGGCCGAACAACGTTCGGTCTTTTCTTCATTCAAATGTTACCGTCATCTTTGGTAGCGACGGACGCCCGTCTAAATCGCTGGCATTGATTACTGGGATGGTATCATCCTTAGCCTCGGCCCTGATATGAGCAATCAATTTCTTCACCATGGACTTTTGGTAAGCAGAATACGAACCGATAGTCGATAACGGGTTTTCTGATGCGACAAGAACGATTGATACAGCATTCTTGTTTGCAGCCTCATCGTTGTATTCAACACCGCTAGCATAATAAGCATCTTGGTCAAGCTGCACGAATTGCAGGAAGCCAGAGTTGTTGAGCAGACCAGTTTTAGATTCGGATGCAATCTCTGGGTCACCCTCTATCTGTCCGACAAGGTAATGAGCACTTGATTGAGAGCCTTCCTTCATGAACTCGTCCGCCATTTCTGGGAACGTCTTGGAGTCGCTGATGCCTATGATAATCTTGTCTATCTTCTTATCGAATCTTGAAATGTAGTTCCTCGTCAGTGATAGTTCAACTTCATCAACCGTCTTTCCATTTGCGTCATGAATAGGCAGGAACGTTGCACTCGGGTCACCTTCGACAATTACAGACGGTTCGTTAGAATTGTTTTCCGCAGTAGGATTGTTGTATGCTTCGATAGTCTTGGTTGATACGTGAGGAATGGTAAGGTACTCGCTTCCCTGGTTAAGAACACCCTTTCCTACTGGCATGGCAGTGAAAATGTCAATCGAAGCTTCTGTCAATACAGCATGTTCGGGAACACCTTCGTTATTGTTCGCCCCGTTTCCAGCATTCGTGTACGCCTTGTCGCTTGTCATCAGTATCTTGCTTTCGCCATCCCAGACGATATGACCACCGTTTGGACAATCTATCGTACTCATCTGCTTCGCCCTGTCGTAGTACCGCATGAAGCCGTCACCTCCAAGGTTGTAAACAGCGACGTTAGGATACGAGTTCTTCGCCGTGTAGTTGTAATCAAGGAACCCGTCCTTGGATGGTGAAACAGCAACATACCTTCCCTGTCGGATGTCCCCGTCGATGAAGTAAACCTTCAGGTAATACCCCTTTTCGGGAACAGCGTTAAGACAGGTCATGTCAGGACGAACGAAATACTGTGCATCGTCGTCAATCTCGTCAGTTTCTCCAATGATTCTAGCCTGTACACCACCCCTAAGTTCGGGGTCTACCTTGTTCGTCACAACAAGGGCGTCATACAGGAAATTTTGTCTCATTTGTCCCATATATTACCACACAGCTCAGTTTCTTCGGTTTCATCTATGTTGTAGTTCATGTTCACATCGGCCTTACCCGTGTTAGTGAACGATACGTTCTTAACATATATTTTCCCGTGGGGAAGGTCAAGATACTTGATGAAATCGTCGAATACAACCTGGATTGGCTTAAAGCACTTGATGTTCTTTATCAAGGTATTGACCTTTTCTTCACCAACAACACCGTTATCGAAGTTAGCATCGCTACGGAACTTAACCTTGACGTGCGGTGTCGGAACCCACTTGCTTATCTTGCCATCTTCGTAGTCAGCGTCCTCTCGGATGCTAACTTGGTCTTCTTCGATAAGTTCGTCATACGGGCGGTCAACATCAGTCCACATCGTGATGACCTCGGCGACAAGACCGAAAGTCTCCATGAGCATTTCGATGCCAGGCCTGGTTCCACCCAAGGTATAATACTGAGGAAGGTTAGACACGGTTTCCCTCACAGCAGCCTCACGGGCTTCCCTCGTGGCGTACATACGGTTGGCGTCCACGTCGTTCTTTGCATCAGTAATGTCATATCCCATGAACCTTGCCAAGTAGCCGATAAGGTCATAGTCGATAACCTTGGCATCACGTAGATAAATTAGACGTTCGAGCTTTTCAACAAGGGGGTACTTCATATCAGGTATTCCCTTGAACTTGTCGTCCATGTCGTACCTAGGTGCAACAGACGCATAGTCGTGCTTCGAATTGAACTGCGGCATCGGCTGTTCGGTCGTATCTAGGTTCTCTACATACGGGCTGGAGAAGTTGTAGCTTCTGATATGGAACGGCATGATGTATGACGAAATTCCGTTATCCAAATCCTCGGCAATCATACGTTCAACTTCTGGGTAGGTATATGGATGGTACACATATTCGTCAATCATCTCGTCGGTGCTTGCCGTGTCCCATTCGTTGTTGTGATACCTATCGATGTCCAGCTTCTTTATTTTCATGATACGCTTTTCGGAACACGGTGTCCATAGACCCTGCTTGACAATATACCTTTTCGGCATGTCGTCACGAAGATTGTCATAAGCAAACACGATGTCGCCTTCCACAAAGTCGTATTCAGCATCGATGCAATTCAGGTACTGCTTGTACACACCAACAGGTTCAACGTCGTCAATATGGTTGTTCTCTGGGATATAAACACCCTTGAACACATAACCACCGAGAACGTTGATTGCTGGACTTCCGTCAGTAAACTTGTACTGGAACGCCTTTTCGTTTACTACGGTAGAAACAATGGCATTATAGTATTTTTCATTTGCATACAGAACAATTCTAGTGCCAACCTCAAATTCATGAGGTATCTCGGTTTCCACGTAACTCAGAGACGGCCTATCAGCAATGGAATCAACAATAGCCTTACCGTACTTGAAGATTTCATAGACGGACTTACGGTTCACCATAACTTCGCTAACCAGGTACTTGAACCATTTTCCTTCCGTACAGGTCATCGTATTGTTGTTTACAGCACGGCCAGCCAATTCAGGAATGCTCTTAGGTACGACCTTGTATGTGAACATACGTGGCGTAACCACAGTATCCACCATGTAGCGGCCATCAAATTCCAGCGGGTATACCTGAGTGATGTACACACAGCTCTTCTTAGCAACCAAGTCCATCCTGTCATGTACAACAACGGTTACGGTATCGTTTCCGTCGAACGTTATCGATTCTATCAGGTTATCGTCACCCTTGGCACTAGCAGGGTTAGTCGCAGTAATGTCCATGATGTTCTGGTGGGTGTATAGATAGAACGGAGTCTCGATGGTATCACCAGAGAGTTCAGTCCAATCCATGATGCCTACCTTGTAGAACGTATCACCAACCTTCAACACATCGCCATCTTCTGGAGACACCATAGAATACGAGTTGTCTAGCTGATTGTTCGAATGGGAAGTGCCCGTCTCGTAATGGAGCCACTGCTTGCCTTCCATCGGAACATGAACAGCATCCAACTTAATTCCATATACGTAGTCATCCACGATAACATCGACCTTGTGCTTTTCTCCTAGAATTTCACCAATCCATCCATCGTTTTCGGTATTGGTAGGTGCATTCAGTATAGTAACCTTCGTATAGATTGAATATCCATGCGGGTATGCGGTATGTACATACAGATAGCCAGCCTTGTACTTCTCATCGTCAGGGTCTGTGATGTAGTAATCTATCCGAGTTATCGGATTGTAGATGTCACGATATCCAGTGATAGTAGCCTTCTCATACGTCACAACAGTTGGTTCGTCGTAATCGGAATGCCGTACGTACGTGAATGTATCCTTGTCTATCACGGTAATTGTATCAAACTCATTAAGCGGTGTGTTGAAGTCAAACAACTCATAAGGGCTCTTTGCTCCTGTTACCCTAACCTTAGACTTGTCTGGTAGGTTATGCTTTTCCGCTGTCACTTCCACTAGATACGTACCTTGCTCAATAGCATTTGCTATCATTCTAGTGGAATTCACCGTCAGTGTATTAGAAAGGCCTTTCAGATTTATTCCTTCACCTGGAATCGTACTGGCCACCGAGTAGTTTTCCATGTTCTTCAATACGATGTCGTTTTCATCGTAAGTAGTATAGAACTCACAGAAACCCGTCCTAGCTTTACCAGAAGTGTTGTATGTAGACATGTTCATCAGGAAGTCCCTATCCTTCCATCCGAAAATCAGCCTGTTGTCATCAGCCTTTTCAATGAACAGCCTGTTCATTACATCATTCAGCTTTTCATATTGGCTAATGTCAACCGTCTCGCCATATTCAAGTTGAGAGGTACGGAAAATACCTTCCATGTACTCGTTGTATATAGGCTTTCTTGCTATTTCCGCAACAGTGTACATATAAGGGACGATTGCTCCGTTTTCCTTCACCTCATCCTTAGTATCTGCACTGGAAATAGGTCTTACCACACGATACACAGACTGCGTATCTGGCCAGTAAATCATATCACCTGTATTGTAACCATGTCCTGCCTCATATTTTGAAATGTGCATTACAACATCAAATTCATCGGTGTATGCACACTTCAATAGATATGAACCATCAGATGGCATCCAGTAGTCTGCAGTGAAGATATCTTCGTAGCGATAGCGGCACTTTGCGGTATTTGTAGCAACATCAACTTCCCCAATGACCGCCCTAGACTTATCCTTTGGACCTTTCAAGAAGATGAATTCATATACTCCTTTATTAAGGAATGGTACATCCTTGTCGAACACCACATGATACTTTGCACCAGCGGGGTCCATCAGAGTAACTTGCTGAATGGTGTACAATTCGTTAACCGCTGTTCGAGTAAGTCCGCTTTCACCAAGTTCAATTTTCGTTATTAGGCAAAAATCACCAACATCAGGGCAGACATCGCTATACATTATAGCGTCGCTATTATCCGTAGTAAATTCATCATAGATACCCATTGCAGACTCAATCGCATACACATCAACTACCAATGATTTTGCCACCACTATATCTATGCTGTCTTGAGGCCCAGTTCCTATTGCAGGGAACTTCAACTGAGTATTTTCTTTCAGTCGTCTAAAATACGAACGGCCACCAGATACAGAATAACTTGCGAGCGGATGGTCAAACACGTTATCAAACGCATTGTCATCAAACAGGTCTCCCGTACCCTTATAGCGATATTCAAAATAATAGTGACCACCAGCCTCAATTGCAATGCTCTCTGGAATATCAACAAAATTCTTCGGTTTCACATGGATGTAAGAATTGCTGTCATTCGGGTCTTCTTCAAAACTGTATATGTTTTCAAAACGCAGTTCACCAATCTTCCTATTACCCACAGTATTGTACGGATATACTGTATCGCCTGCCTTGACCAGATTAGCATTAAAGGATGCCTCTGGGTCCCATTCGATTATCGGAGTAATACGAGAATAGTCGTAACCAAGATGAGAATATGACAATGAATACCTGTACAGCCTATTCGGCATTGTCATATGCTTTACACGGGAAAGACCAGGAGTTAGGTCGATAGTCTGTCTGAACTTGATTTTCAGAACGTTTCCGCAAGGTTCGTTAAGAACCGTGTACGAACCACCCAGAGTAACATTATGACCGTTGCTAGTACCGATAACCTCGTTACTTTCGATAATGAACGAATCGCCAACATTGAGGTTAACCACATTGGACAGTGTCAAATAGCCATAGCCAGAGCGAGATGAACTGTTCTCATTCTCAATAAACTCAACCTTTTCTATTCTGTACGCCTGATATATGTATGAATTTTCCCCATTGACAAAGTCATACAGGTCTTTGAAATAAAATACGCCAGTAGGCGTATCGCCGTTCCATTCGAACATGTCCGCATGAGTAGCATTATCCACGAAAACATAATCAGTGCCGTCAAGGTAGTTGAACAAGTCCACATCGATTGTGTCTGTTCCTATTTCAGTCCTGTATTTCGACGGAGCATTCTCCACCTCGTTAATAGTGACATCAAACTTGATGCTGTACACATTGGCGTTGTTAATTTGCCCGATAAATGATACTATCGGTTCGCTAACATCTTTCGGAATGAATTTAATCACACGGGGTGCGCCGTTAATCATCGTGTTGAGCGTATTCTTGAACGGGTCCTGTGAGGTACGCATCGGGTCAAGAACCAACAGGTTGTCAGCCTTGTTGATGTAATACGGATAAATGCTATTGTCCTTATACTGGATATAGATAACATCGCCATCGCTTGAAGGGTCACCATTACTGTTTCCCTTCATCATGTTTTTGAACACATCCAGCGGAATGGTTTCACTAAACTCACCTTCATAGTAAATGGGGTTCTTGATATAAGTTAACGCTGTGGTCGTATTGTACGTGGCATTAGTTCTAGGCATCGACAAGTAATACACATAAAGGTTATTGCTGTCACATGCAGATAGCTTCTTCACGAACTCGTCTATACGGTTCTTAATTTCCTTGGCTGTACTCTCGGTCGCAAAATAGTTAAACGTAAACCTGGTCGAATCTTCAAGGTTCCTGTAAGCGTTGTTCAGGTAGTCGCTGAACAACTGCATAAGGGTAACAACGTCCTTCTCTTCCTTCAGGAAGTCGGGGACGTAGTTCATGAAATCTACGAAGCGGAAAAGTCCGCCATCATTTACTGCAATAGGATTCTTTGCCATTTTCGCCCCTTAGATTTCCCTGTCATAGGAAATCGTGATATCCTCGGGATGTATCTCGCACTGTACAATCTCGTTGTCCATTGAATAGTTCGTAATGTTTCCGTCCTTGTCGATAAGGCTCTTTGCAACCTTGTACAAGAGGATGTTTCGAACGAGTTTCACATATTCCAGTCCGTAGCGGATATAGTCATACATGACATTTCCGTTCTTTTCAGTCATGGAAGTGATAACGTCCGTATCAATGAACTCCAACTTGTTTTCCTTCGTGATGCTCCATCCCTTGATGGCAGTAATCACGTCGTAATACCTGTTCGCACGTTCAAGGTCGCCCGTTCCACGAGCATCCTTGTATGCGGCATACACAGACTTGAACATAGACTGCATCAAAAGGTCCCAAATATATGCAACAAACTTGTCTACATCATCCTCGTTGATACCGTCCCTGACAACGTATTTTCCCTCAGTGGTCGTAGCCAGATACTGCTTGTAGTATGCACTGATGAGATTAGATATTTCATTCTGAGATGGAACAGGGAACGTAAGGTCTTCAGTAACAGAGCTATGACCAGGAGCATGGTGTGTATATCCAAGCGTGATTTCGAACCCGTCCTTGCTTATAGAGCCAGATGTGATATACTCGCTCGTTGCATCACCCATCCATGTCAAGTCGGTCAAATCCAAACCATCGTACATGTCGTTGGCCGCCTCGAAGGTAACATTCACACCAGCGACCTCAGGGAAAGTATGGATTAAGGATGCAATCCTCGACCTGTAAATTCCAGTCTTGAAATCGGTATTGTCCTTGAGATACTTGTACACCGTGTATTTCAGCTTTTCCTTGATGTCGCTGAAATTGTTACCACGATACAGGATGAGTTCAAGCTTGATATTGTAGTTATGAACGACTGGGTACACATACATATGGTAACCAGCGCCAACCGTAATCATTCCACGACGGTTCAAAGCCCTCATGATACTGTCGATTTCACTACCGACTTCAACAAAGTCATACGGGGTAACCTTTGCTCCAAATACAGTATCTACATACGGGAGAGTAATGATGTCTTGGAACGACTGTCCAGTAGGCATAGCCTTCATCAGCATCTGCTTGTTTTCAGCAACCGTACCGCCACGGGTAAGAGCCATAGCTTCAGCCACATTCTGAACAGCGGCTTCCATGGCATCCCTAAACTTGTATGCACAAGTCTTGTCAGGCATCTTCTGGTTATCGTATTGCCAAATATACATCAATCCGTTAACCTTGAAACCAGAGAGGAAATACTCATCAGGTGCTGTTGGGTAATACTTTTCGTCCTTCAACCTGTAAAGGTCCTTGATAGCAGTGAACCTAACTTGGTTCATGTACTTGATGTCAAGTGTTCCGTCAGGAAGTTTAGTATTCAGAATGTCTTCGCCAAATGCAGTTGCATACTTGATGTCCGCATACCTGCTGAGGAATATCTGGTAGCTCAACTTATTCACCAACCTATCCAAAGTAGCATAGATTGACGGAGCATTGTTCTTGATAGAATCGATGCTTTCAATGTCAAGGCCACCCCTAACGTCGCTAGTCAAAGCGAAGCTCAGGTCATCCAGCTTGATATCGGACTCGTTCTCATATTCATTACGAATATGGATGTTGGACTTGTACGGGTTAATCTTCGTTCCAACGACGTTGATGAGGTTTCCACGTTCACCGTTTGTGTAGAAGTAATGAACCTTCACTTCTCCGTAAGGAATAGCGGATTTCAAACCGTCGCCAAACCTTACCTGTACGCTTCCGTCGTTTGCAGTTTCAAGCAAAACCGTATAGTTGGTTGTCGAGTTTTCACCTTCGACAAATGCTTCGATGTCGTTTACCTTGTTTTCCAACGCAGGGTCAATGAAACCTCTACGGGAAATTCTCCAGTAGATATTTCCGTTGATTGCATCGGTGCTGTCAAAGTTATCTACAAGGGAAGCATCCGTAGTGACACTCGTAAAGGTGTTCTTCCTACTTTCGAACTTGTGGTCTTCTGAATAGTTGGGGTCATTTTCCCCGAAATAGTCGCTAAATCCACCATCGACAAGATAGAATGTCTGGTTCTGAGTACCGTTGGACACAAAGACAGTTTCCTTGAAGTATCCTTCTGCACAAACGCAGTTTCCAGATATCAGTTTCAAAAGGCCAGTTTCATCAGGGTCGTTGTTTCTGTCGTATTCCCATTCGGAGTCGGTGACGGCAGTAAGGATGCTGCTTCCGATACTGAACTGGGTTCCCATCGGGATGAAAATCTTAATCTTTCCGTAAACACCTGTCTTCTTCGTCTGTATGGCGAATGCCGCTTTTGCTGGTACGGGTCTGCGAATGCTGTACCCAAGCATCCTAGCACCAGCATAGATTGCTGGGGTGTTGTAGGCAGTTTCAAGGAATGCGTTATTGAACGAGCTTTCTCCGTAGTATGCCATGAGGTCGGCCACGCCAGAGAAAAGTTCAATCATCATTCTTCCGTATGACGACGTGCTAAAATCGGCCAGCTTTCCACCCTTAGCCTTAAAGATGGTCAACAAGTTGTCCCTGATGTCATCATACGAGATATTAGTGTATTTACGAGATATGTTAGTCGCCATAATAAACTGCCTTTATTTCAAAAATAGTTTATAATCTGGTACGAATTTCAGGCCATTAAAAAAGACGGCGGACATATATCCGTCGTCTATTGAAATTTAGTGCAGTCCTTATTAAACGAGGCTCTGCTTGTAGCTATCGATAATAGCCTTTGCCGTATTAGCAGTGGATTCTGCCTTACGGAAGTCGTTAACGATAGATTCGCACTGAGCCTTCATCTTTGCAAACCGAGCAGAGTCGTCCATGACTGGCTTCTGGTTCATTGCGGGAGCACTGTTGGCAACGGATTCAGCCATCATCTTCTGCTGACGGTACTTTCCAACAATGGATTCCAGCTTGGCTTTCAGCTTAGTCTTGGCGGTTGCCTGACGGTAAGCACCAACGATGGATTCGCACTTTGCCTTGAGGCTGTTCTGGTTAACGGACTCAGCAAGCATCTTCTTGTTTGCCGCATTCACGATAGCCTCACACTTGGCCTGAGCGTCACGACGCTTGCAGAGCTCTTGGTATGTGTTAATCACAGATTCAAGGCATGCACGAAAATTTTGCTTGTACACCGATTCGGTCAAGGGTTCGCTTTTCTTGTCCTTTTCCTCGCCCTCGTCAGCTTCGCCAGCGGGTTCATCGGAACCTTCACCGGAACCTTCATCTTCGCTTACGGGAGCGGGTTCTTCCTCGGAAGCACCTTCTTCTGGAGCGGGTTCCTCTTCAGAAGCAGGCTCACCTTCACCAGCGGACTCGCCTTCGCCAAGGTCTAGGTCGCTAAACGGGTCGTAGTCACCATCGTCGGAAGCGCCTTCTTCGGAAGCAGGTTCACCTTCACCTTCACCTTCACCTTCGGCAGGAGTAGCAGGCTCTTCGCCAAGACCCATATCAGCACCAGCATCAAGGCCAGCCTCAGGAGCAGGTTCAGCAGCAGGTTCAGAACCCAGGTCGCCAAGACCCATATCGACATCGCCAAGACCAGCATCACCAGTATCTTCCTCTGGTGTCAGATGGGTCGTGGTATCAATTTCGCTCAAGCCGCCATCGCCAAGGTCGGGAGCACCTTCCTCGCCGAGTTCCATGCCGCCTTCCATGCCAGCGTCCATACCACCAGGAACTTCTTCACTTGGGATACGGTCATCGCCAGTCATGTCAGTTGCAACACCTTCAGGCTGAGCAGGGTTGACGTTCTGCTTGCTAAGACGAGCAGTTGCGTCAGCAATCTGTTGATGGATGTAACCAGCAACGTCCTGTCGAGTATTGTTCAGCATCTGAATAGTAGCACCAGCAACATCGATATCATCATCGGTGATTTCCAACTTGTGGATATTCTCGATGTAGTCCTGGAACTGACTCATGTATTGGTCGCCTTCTTCCTGGGAAATTTGGTCAATTTCTGAATTGAACCTAGCACCAGACTGAACAGGAGCATTGACATTAACATCCATGATGGAACGAGGGTCTACAACCTCATCACCTTCTGGGGTAGTAATCATGTCGATACCGTCGTCGTCCAGTCCGTACTTGATGGGACCTTCAGCCATAATTGACTCAAAAAGAGCGGGCGAAGCATCGAAAGCGAGATTTGCTTCAAGCACCGTTGGTTTTTGTTCTTTTTCGTTAGACATTTTCTTCCTCGTAAAACGATTCATTATACACATAGTTTATAGGATTTAATCAACTGTTAAAAATTAATTTTCATCATATTCAATCTTAATGTCGGGTACACAGTACCCAGGCTTGGTCTTTCCGTCAATTTCTAGCTGCAAGTAGACGTAATCGGTCTCTCCGGCCAGCATCGGGTTGTAAATCGAGCCCATCGGACGGCAAATATTGTAGTTTCCGACCATGCAGATAGGGTGAACGAAGGCGGAATTTCCCACATTCATCTCACAGACAGCCTCATATGCATTTATGCAGGCGCCATGCTTCAAGGTGATTTCTGGGTCAACAAAGATTTCCTCTTGGTCTGTACCGCCATTGAGGACAGTCACGCCGTCAACCACTATGTTATTCACATCGGCTGCGTTCGGGATGCGGCAATCCTTGATGAACCTCATCGGGAAGCGAGAGCCGTCATGGTTGATGAAATGGTAGATTACACCAGGAGCAAGGGTCAGCATAGGCTTCCTAGCTCCGTTCAGGTAGTATTCAGGATGACCATGAGGGCCACACTTCACCTGTACATCAACCGTTTCCACCAATTTGTCCGTGACCTTGCCACCAGGTTCGGCCTGAGAAGGCAGCAATGCCCATGAGATAAAGTAACCTGTCGTAGGCGGGAACTGCGGAATATGGTAGATGATGCCCTTCGGATGGGCCAACATGAACTTCATGTCCACAGCAATAGTCAAATACTGCACATTGTTCTCGGCCACACCACGGTCTATGACAAATTCTTCGTCGTCGGTAATGTCGATGCCAGTATCAGGGTCAACGAACCTGATAAAGTCAGCCTCGGTCGGCATGAACGTGTGGTTAAAGAACGTCACCTTCACTGGGGTGCCATCCTGCTTGTTCGGAATAGGTATCATCGGCTGACGAACCCCGTTCATAACCATCACGTTGCCGAAACCGTAGTCCTTCCACTCGACATTGTACGAAGTGTTTGTCAAACGATAGTCCAGCATCTGGCCGCTGTTTCCAGCAACCGTCAAGTAGAACGGATGGTCTTTGCTGTAATCCCAAATATCGTTCACGGCAATTACAGACTTGGTGTTAGTCGGCTGGTGATATTCCACAGAGTTTCCTATGTACAGCCTAGCAGTATCAGGTTCCTCGGGTCGAGGTCCGACTGGATACAGGCGAACGTTGCTCAACTGAACGTCGGGCGGGTCTTTCAACATGAGCTTGAAAACACACTCGAAAGAATATGCCTTGCACTCAGGGTCATCTGGCCTGTAAATGCAATATGTTGCACAATCACTTGCGTCATCCGACGGCTTTGTGTCACCATTCAGATGTTCGTCTGAATAAACAGACGGGACACATGTATCAATACGCTTGAGACCAAGGCTTTCCACATGTGTACCAAAGTCTCCGTCTTTACCAGTGTATTTATATAGTTCCAACCTAGCGGCCATCTTTAACCCCTCTTGTATAAATTCTCGAATTCTTCAATTATTTTGTGTGACCATTCCACTGAGCAGCCCAATGCTTCTCCGTTATTTCTGGCGAAGGCATCCTCATATTCTTTCGCTATGTTATACACGAGCGCCACATAGGGCTTGACAACATCGGTAGACATTGGCACTGTAAATCCTTTTTTCTGCAAAGCTACGGTAGCCTTCTTGTAGCGCAGTCCTCTTGTGTACGCCAAGAAGATTTTCATAACACTGTTGATAAGTCCAGCCTGCTTGTTAACACCATTTTCTATGGTTCCCAAATTGCCAGAAAAGTGATATCCCTTCTTGGAGGTAACCACGCCAGCATTAACAGCAAGGTTCAACCTGTACATCAGGTTCTCTTGTGTATATGCGACATTCATGAATTCCTTCTTCACATCTTCACCCAACTCAGATGGAGTATTATTTGCCAACTTTTTCAATACAGACCACAAGTGGGACTCAGTATCCTTATCATTTACCTCTGCATTATCAGCATATGTTATGCCGATACACGCCATATTAAAGGCAACACCAAACTGCCTAGATGTTATCATCGTAGATATCTTCAAATTCTCGCAGTATTCGTCAAGAGAGGCGGCTCCCTTCATCATTTGGTTGAATTTAGATGAGAATTCTTCTGATACATCTTGCACTGGCAAATTCTTCTCAACAACACGTTTCTTTGCCTTTGCTACAGCCGCATCATTAGCACCCGTACTGTACTGACGCATTCTGTCATACAGGTTTACATTTTGACTAATGATTTCCTCAATCGGGAAATAAGGAATATCAGACCTGAACATTATCTTGGCATCAAAAATATCGGTTGGCTCAATACCCAACTTGGAGTATTCACCACAAATTTTACCGATTTCCTTACAGAAAGTATTTATCGACGGAAGGTTCTTTTCGTCATAGGTTGTATCGCTATCAGAATACGACATGATGCCACCATTGAATGTGTTATACACGGCCTTTGTCAATATATATGCCTCTGCCAGCTTCATGCACTCCTTCTGTATGGTAGCGTCTACAACTGGTTTCAACTCATTGCTGGTAAGGAAATCGATATACGTTTTCAACTTATCGATACTTACAGAAAAGTTGGGTTTGAACTGCACTGCCGTATGTTCCTTACCGTCGTCAATAGGACCAAGGTTAAACAATGACGTGGTGACCTTCCTACAAAGAGACGTGATGTCATTTGGAACTATCTTTGTTGCATCAACTATATTTATCGGTCCGTTAGGCTCTTTGGATACCTTACCGCTTTGAATCATGTCGAAAATCAACTTCATGTACGGGTCAGACAACACCATTACTCCCGACTCTTTCTCCTCTTCTGCGTTTTTATTAAGATAAGTCACCTTACCTTTCGTAAGCACAGCCAATCTTCGGCACGCCGCTGTTGCACTGATAATCGGGTAATTGGGGTCATCATCCTGATGTTCCGAACCAGAAAATGAGACCAACATTTCATTGACTTGCTCAGGCGTAGTTTCCAACTGCTCGGCAAGATACTCTCGACCAAATCGCAATCCAGACATAGAAACGTCAGCAACCCATAGGCAAACATCTTTGTCCGTAGCCTTATAAGCACTTTCAACAAGACGTGTTAACGCATTTACTAATTCTTCGACTTCAGACGGGCGTTCTAACATTGCCTGCTTGACTATATTATCAGTTTCACGCCCATGTTTGTCAGTGATTTCCTCAATAACACCCTTGTTAGAGAAATAATTCCGTATTCCTTCACGAGTATAATCGTATGTTCCACCAGTGTCTTTCATGTACGCACGAATCGCCTTACGCTTCTCGTCAGCCTGTTTAAAGAGAGCCGCAGCCTCAGGGTCATCCATGGACATGTTCTGTGCACTGTACAACGCATTTTTTACTGTATCATCATAATCCTTTCGACCGTCTATGTACATACGGAGGATATTGAGGTCACTAGACAACCCTTCCAGCTCTACATCGCTATTACGTGCGTTATGCAGGTCACGCTGGATTTCACTAAAAAGTGCAATTACTTTCTGGCGGCATCGGTCGTCGTCAACGTCCATACGAACATTATCCAACCTACTTCCATCGAAGAACATGATGAAACTATTTATAAAATCCTTATTAGTGACCACATCCCTAAAAGATGTAATCCCTTGTGGTATACTCATCAGCGTCTTCTGGTAAACGTCGGACACTTCATTCTGTAGGACGTTATTACTATCCATAACCGTACCGCTTAGTTGTCGTCGCTACCTTCTTCGTCAGAACCTTCGTCATCATCCTCAAAGTCGTCTGGGTTGGCCGGGTCTTCATCCTTTGGGTCAGGAGCATCGTCATCTTCGTCGTACGGAACACCCGTAACGGCCTCGTATGCAACCTTGGCATTCTCGATAATACCACGGAGGGCATAGATGAGCTTATCCTTGTCGCTAATCATCAAGTCTTCATCGTCGTTCTTGATGTCCTCGACAGCTTCCATTGCTGCACCTGCACCAGATGCATCAGCAGCAATCGTACCGTCTCCACAAGCACCACCAGGAACGCTTGACATCTCGCCCCAGCCCATACCCATAGGAAAGATTGGTCCGTATGCTCGTCCAGATGTCCAAGCCCCCGCAAAGTTACGCTTGCCAAACCCAATGTTCGGAACAAACTTCGGGGTTCCGCCACTGTTACGCTTAGATTTCCTGCGTTTGTTAGTCGCTTCTGCAATCATTCTTGTATTCATAGTCAATCCAGCATTATTCTAACATAGTTTATAATGTAGCGACATGCTTTTCTGCACGCAATATAAACTATTGATTGAAAAAGAGGCACAAAATGAACCCGTATACCGTACTAAACATAGAGCCAGATTGCACTGACGAACAGGTGAAAGCAGCGTATCGCCAATTGGCGAAACTGTACCATCCAGACCATTCTGGAACGGACACCTCCGACAAGATGGCTGAACTCACCGAAGCATACAGTCTGATAAAAACAGAAGAACTCCGCAAGAAATACGACCGTGAACATCAAAACAACTCAGATTTCACACTATGGTCAAAACTGTTCGGAGAATGCAACATCTGCAAGAACTTCCACAAGAAGCCCGTAGACAAGAAATACCAGAAACGGGGAAGAAATGTAACCCGTACAATCAGGCTTAGCAACGAACGGTTGTTCCAGCCAGGTGAAATCACCATCGGTTATACCCGCAAGTGCCTATGCTACAACTGTTCTGGCACAGGTGCAAGCCGTTTCAGGAAATGCACTCACTGTAACGGTATCGGCAAGGTTCGCACGGTCGAACGCAAAGAGGACGGCCTGCATGACGTAATCCTTGCCTGCACATTCTGCAACGGTCGTGGTCTGGAACCACAGGAAAAATGCGATGTTTGTAAAGGTTCTGGGTTCATCGAAAAGGATGTCAAGCTGACATTCATGCACGACGGCAAGCAAATGGATTACACTTTCGTAGGAAAGGGGCACAGTGGTAAGAACAACGGTGAAAACGGTAGCGTAATCATCCACCTCAGAGGAAGAAAGAAATGATTTCAGGTCACTACACAGGGGAACTAAAGACGGCAATCGACGATGCTGCGGCACAAACCACCGCTAGAGAAGGTGCATTCTACTCAATTCTGAACAAGCATGGCTTTTATGACATCGACGACGAAAGCAACGGTCTGACCCCGTGGCAACGAGACTCCGTTCCCGACTACAACAAACGCCGCATGAGCGCCCTCGCTTCCGCAATATCCGACATGATACAGGATTTCCTCGGAAACGAGACCTACGGCGTTATGACGACGAAGCTTGAAGAAATCATCAACAAGCTTGATGGCTTCCTCACATGTACCAAGTCGAAGACAGATGCGTTGCAGGCTGGTATTTCTGCTAGCGGCGTGTTCGCCCCTGTTGGTGCATCTGCCGAAAGTATGTATACGGCTAACGCAGCCGCTATGGGTCTTAACCCGTACGATATCGACATTCTCCCGCCTCTCCTGATTGGATTGGGTGGACTTCCCATCAGCATGGGTTCGTGCTTCCCAAAAGGTCACTTCATGCCAGACTGGTCATTCCTATACGACCATGAGATTAAGAAGAGTCCAACCTTCTACGAATCGGAAGGTACAGTGTACATCGGTGCAGGTATTCCGCTGGACATCGGTGGCAGCACGAGGGAGATGGTTCTCAAGAAGATATTTGCCGTGGTGACCGTTGACGAAAACGGTGAGCCGCAAGGTGATGTCAAGGGTGGTATTCAAGAAGAACAATTCGAGCTTATCATGAAAGCATCGAACGCTGTCGTGCTCGGAAAGAGTTATGACCAGCTTGATGACGATGTTAAGGGACTTAGCCTGACGGAAACGCAGATTAGGTTCTCTTTCTACCGCTATGTGCAGATGTCCGTATGGGGCCCGATTGTTTACACACAGAACTGGCCATACTACCACTGGGGTATGCTCAGCCATAACTCCTGTCCAGAAGCGGTCAAGACTGCTTTGGTGAGCTATTTGAAGACAGCAGGGTTCGCTTGTGATGTAAGCGGCAATTACGCAACATCAGCATTCCTGAGTTACTGTCTTCGTACTGGAATGTATTACCATCTCGGTTATGCAAAGCCCTTGTCAATGGTTCCTCTTAAAGGCGACAAGTACATCATGAATGGACAGGTCGTTACCGTAGACAAGAACAGCACCAGGTCCATTACAGTCGAGGGTGTTCCTCGTGATGAAAAACTTGCCAACAAATACTTCACCTACATAGCCGATATCCTTTCCCGTCTAACCTATGGTACAAACCCAGAGGAACTGGATATGGACATGAGAAAACGTCGTTGCGACGAGGCAAACCTTATTTACAAGTACGTAGGTTTCCGTCCACCAGAGTACGGAACAGACCTTGCCCGTATAGATAGCCGCTGCAAGCGTATCAATATGATTTCAAGAAACCTGAAAGGCCTTTTTGCAGCCAGAGTTCTTGTACACGAGAACGTCGCCTCCAGATTGCCGCCAGCAACCGATGTCACAATCGACAATAAGGCTAGCGAAGGCGAAATGTCCACAAGAACGAAGAACGTGATTACTTACCTTGCTCGTCTGGCCGGGGTGAAATACCTGATGGTCACATCGCTTTACAGAAGCCCTGAAAAACAGGCAACCATCATGTTCAATTCATTGCAGAAGACTGGACAGCCTACGGTCGCATACGGTTCAAGGGGACGTGCAGTAAACGACGAGTACGCACGCATTTGGTACAAGTTCTATGGAAAGGGTGATGACGGTCTCGAACCGAGGATTTCAAAGGATGGTTCTATTGTTACCGACCGCTTCGGTAAACCAGTCTATGTACAGAAATATGCAAAGGAACCTTTCCCTCCTAATTCAGCAGGTGCCAAGGCCGCATTGAATGCAATGATTGCAAAGTGCAAGTCATTCGGCTATGACACTCCTGTATCTAACCATACGAAAGACCCTGAGGTTTCCCAGTGTGTCGATATTGCTACGAGCGTATGTTATGCAAAGTTCCCGAAGGTTACGGAAGCACAGTTGAAGAAATTCGCATCTATCTGCTATATGTCATCGGAACCTTACAAGAACACGCCAAACGGAAAACAGGACAACTCATATCAAACCCTGTTGATGGATTTCTATGCTCCTAAGGGTTTTGGACCGAAGGAAGTGGACCCGTGCATACACTTGGAAATCAGTCAGAAAGACCCGACACTTTCTATGTTCGATACAGAAAACCTCGACCTGTCACAACTACTTCCGACAATCGAGGTAGGTCTTGACAATACGAATCTTACTGATGACAGTAACTGGGATAACGCATACGCCAAAGACCACAACGACAAGCTTAACGCTTCCTAGGCGCACCATACTTCATATTCAACAACATGATTCCAGCTTCGGCACTGTATGTGTGGGCCATGATAAATTCAGGGTCTACATAGCCATCTGGCGTCATCTTGAATTCGGAGCAATTTAGCACGGCTTCGTTGATGTCTTTTACCTTGCCGCCAAAATCAGGGGACTGCGGATTGTCATTGCGGAATTTCGACCAGTCGAACCATTTGAAACCCATATTCATCACTGTACGAAGGTCGTCAATACCAGCTTCGTCAGCATCGAATATGATGACACCGTTTTCCTTGTATTCCTTGAAATTAGGGTCTGCCTCGACAAAGCTCTTGAAGTGTTTCAATCCACCGACAGCAACGGAGTTCTTGATAAAGGTCGAGTCGATTGCACCTTCAAGCATAAAAAACGGCTTGTTGAAATGGATAAAATCACCATTGTACAGCTCACGCTTAGCGCCAGCATAGTTTCGATAGCGCATCTTCGATTTATTTGTCAAGTCTCGGGCATCGAACTGAACCCATGAGCCACCAAAACGGTAGTATGGTATAATCAGACGATTTCCGTACTCGTTTCCAGTAGGAAGACCATACTCATTCAACTTCAAGGTTCCATCAGGGTTCTTATCCAAGAAGCGCTTATCCTTCTTGCATACAAACCACTCCTTGTATACCTTTTCCCTTATCTGACGTTTCTTGCAGAAATCAATGGCTGTCTGAACATCAGGGTCATTTTCTTCTTCGAGGGAAACCAGCTCACCATCCTTAAACTGGTATGCACCTTCAACATACTGGCGTTCAATCTTTTTCTGGGGGCCCTTATTACCCTGTCCATACAGCATGAACAGCAGGCGGTTAAATATCGTAGGATATGATTCCCGAAATTCCCACATAACATGATGCGCAGGTCTGCACTTGTAACATACAAAGTTCCAGGTGTCTCTGTACACATACGCCTTTCGCTCGGGTTTAGTAAACGAGTTGTTAGGCATCTGTCCGCAATACGGGCATACAAAGTTAAATCCATTCAGCACTTCGACAAGAGAATACTCGTCGAACGCCTCATGTACTGCGGCTTCCATATCCGCATTAGGAATGTCACGAAAATCAGCCATTATGCAAAGTAGTCCACGTTAGATACAATCTTTACGCTGAATTCGGAGCTGGCTACAACAACGTTAATTTCACTTCGTGGAGCGTTCTTGTCCTTGTTCGCCGGGTCGAGAAGGGCACCTGGCTTGACGATGTAGCCCTTCATGGTCATAAGGTCGTTGGCACTGTTCTTGAAACGGCGAAGTTCGATATTCACGTCACCGCCGATGGTGTCCATGAAACGGAGGGAACCAGACGGGAACAACCTCTGCTTTCCATTAGCGAATGCGTCAAGACACTGTGCCTCATCTTCTACGAAGAAACAATGTTCATCAATCTTTCTTGTGATTTGCTGCGTGCCGCTCCCCTTAATAAGAATCTTGCACTGAAAATCAGGGCTAACCGTAAACGAAAGGGCCTTGCAGCTCGCAATCAGCTTAATGTCCTTTACAATCCCATGAAGGATATCTTCGTTGAAACCAAGACGGGCAACCAGAGCCAACTGCTCGTTGAAAATCTTCATGTACTTCTTGTCCGCATACACAGAGTCGTCAGCAACGCCGATACGGGCATCCTTTTCCTTTCCCGTAAAGATGATATTATCGTATTCAAGACCACGGATGGTTCTTTCACGAGCCACCTTGATTTCACACTTCGGGAAGCCTGTTGCCTCAGCATACTTTATGAAGTCTGGAAGAGATGAAATCTGCAGACGGGGTTCCTCGAACGCAACGTCGTTTTCAGATGCGACAACATGTATCATCGCACTGTCGCAAATACCGTTGAAATAGTATTTCCCGTTAAACTGGCCATCGCTTCCCTTTCCCTTAAAGATAAGACCAGCCTTCATTTTCATCATCGAGTTAATCGTCTTCAATACATTGAAGTATTCTTGGCTCATACGAACGACGCCCATATTAAACCTCTCTATTTGGGACACAGACTTCTTTAACAATAAAATATAGTACAAGATGGGTTATTTGGCAAGGGTACTAAAAAGGCCAGCTTTTAGCTGGCCAGTGGACTAGAATATCACCTTTCGTTTGTACCTTGCGTTGGAACACAGGGCAACCTGCTTGCCATTCTTAGTTTCAGCGAAAACCACTGAACTGTCGTGGATGCTTCCAATAAGGATGTTGAGCAAGCGGCACTTGATGGCGAACGGTTCGAACGGCTTTGCTTCGCCAACTGAAATCATTTTGAAGATTTCACCGTACTTTTCCTTCCAAGTGATGCCAACATTGCACGGGCCGATGTATTCAAACGAGAATTCGTCATCCTTGTTCGTAGCACCAAAGCTCTCGCAAAGTTTCGGAATGGCTTCGTCAAATGCCGTGCCAGGGGTAATGAACTTGGTTTCACCATCCTTGAACACCAATGTCTCATACTTGCTCGGGAACACCTGAGCGATTACCGTGATTGAACCATCGCTTGCGGCGATTGAACTATTCTTCTCGTCATAGTCAATCGTTACGGTTCCAGTACCGATGAAGGACAGGAGTTTCATCGTGGACTTGCTTACGTTGAAAGCAAAGTTCGGGTCACTCTTGGAGTTGCCAAGATTACTCATGTTGTAACGGGTAACCACTGACATATCATCATTACCGACACGGAACGATACAACGCCAGACTTGCGGCAAATGTCAACATCGGAGAAATAGTCGCTAAGGCTGAACAGTTCAACCATGTCGCTCTGTTCCATCTTGAAGGTAGCGTCAGAATTACCGAACACCGCTTCCTCAAACGGCTCAACATTGACAAGTTCTGCTTCGTACGAGAAAATCGGTTCCTGTTCTTCCACCTCAGCAAGTTCCTTACCAGTCTCGCCATCTTCAACTGGGGGAACATCAGTTTCATTCTTAACTGCTGGAACATCGGGCTTCTTCAGGAAACCAGCGATATGAACCTTGTCATCCTGTCGCATGAACGCAATCTGTTCACTGTTGATGCAGGTGTTAAGCGCCTTGCCGAGGAAGCGTGCATTGAAGTAGAATTCGGAACAGTCGTCAAAATCGGAAACGTCGTAATCACCTTTCCAAACAGGCGTCTTGATTTTAAGGCCACATTTCAAGGTGAAATATACCTCGCCGTCACCAATAACAACCTTCACTGGTTCATCTTCATTTTCAACACCAGAAATGAGTGAAGCAGCATAGCGAAGTGCAGGAGAATTTGTATCAAAAAGTATCATAAGACTTCCATCAGTTTACTTTCGTTATTAAAATACATTATTCCAATAAAAAAGGCGTGCCAAACGGCACGCCCTTGAAGAAATCACTAACGATTAGAACGGAAGGTCATCGTCAGGGAAGCCTGCAGCGTTCGGAGTCGGAGCAGCTGGCTGCATCTGAGGCTGGGCCTGAGGTGCAAACTGAGGCTGGGCCTGAACCTGCGGCTGAGGAGCCATCGTCGGCTGTGCAGGCATCGGCTGAGCTGCGGGCTGAGCCTGTGCTGCAAACTGCGGTTGAGCATATTGCGGTTGCGTAGGCTGTGCATACTGCGGCTGCGGCTGTGCATACTGAGGCTGAACCTGAGGTTGCGGAGCCATCTGCGGTGCGGGCTGCTGTGCTGCCATCTGGTTGAGAGACGGCTGTGCAGGAGCTGCGGGCTGAACAGGCTGCGTCGGCTGAGCGTTGATTACGGCAGGATTGCTGTACTGCGCCTGAGGAGCTGCCTGAGGAGCTGCCTGTTGCGGCTGAGCGTTACCGAGGAATTCTGCACCAGACATACGAGTCATGTTCGGGTTCGGGGTAGCGGCAGGAGCTGCTGCATTCGGAGTGATGTCGGCAGGAGTGCTGACGGCAGCATTTCCAGTCTGAGACACCAACCACTCGTTAAGCATCTTCTGTGCTTCTTCATAAGTAGCAGGAAGGTCTTCCCTCTGATATTCGTCGAGGTCAACGCACTGGTTCAAGTAGGAAATGATTTCAGCATCTGTTGCGGCAACATCACTTGGCGTGTCAACAAACTTGCTGGCATCGTATGAGTTAATCGGCTTGCCGTCAATTTCGCTAGCGGATTCCTGACACGTAACAATAAAGTCACGTCCACCACGAATCTGTTCAGGGAAGAAACGGGAGGCGTTTCTGAGTTCCAATTCGTTCGGAACAAACTCGGAATCAGGCTTCTTGCGGCCTTCCTTGGTATTTTTCCACCTTCTCAGTGCAACAACTTCTGGTTCACGAGGATAGTCAAGAGCTTCATTCACCTTCATCGAGTGTTCCCAGATTTTCACCTGGTTGTTAAACTCGTTATGAACCATATCCGTACGGATAAGAGCGTTTGCAACATAGCTCGTGGAAGCCTGGTTACGCTGGTTAGTCTTCAATTCATCGGCTGCAAGTGCATCGCCTGCATCAACGGCCTTCTTGAGCATGTAGTAGCGGTTGAACGTCCAGTCGCAGTACGGGCAAACGCCTTTCAGCTTGTTGCCAGTATATGTGGTCTTCAAGCACTTGAAGTACTTCTTTTCACCATTTCCGATGCGGAGATAGTGGACCATAATCTTACGGAACGGGGACGGATTTGCCCTGTCGTAATCCAGGTTGCCCTGGGCATCACGCTTCATGTTGGGAAGAATACGAACCTGGGCAGAATACGACTTGTGGGTGTCGTCCAACCTGGTCTTCCAGACACGGGTATCTACCGGACGTGTTGGTTCTGTGGATGGGGATTGCGGAGCCGAAGCAGCCGCTGGGACATAGTTCAAATCAAGGTTATTAGTCATGTTATTACCTATTGTTAATTCACATTGTTATTAATGAGGAAATTTCCTCAATTAAAGTTTATAATGTAAATCGTTTTAACAAATATACATTATCCAAACGACAAATGCAATACTTTACTGCATTTTTTTCTTCTTGTCGTATTCCAATGCCTCCGCCTGCTGACGCTTGTATTCGAGCATCTTGAGCTGTTCGGTCTTCTGCATGGTGGCAACGACCTCCTTCAAGTTCTCAGGCGTCTGGTAATCCTCCTCGCCAGCATGGAGTTCGTTCAAGGACTCCTCGATATCGTCGAACAGGTCGTCAAGGCTCCATTCCAGGTGGGCAACAACTTTGTTCTTGATGGTGGCGAAGTCGAATACGTTCTTCTCTTCCTTGGTCAACTCGGTATCTTCCACCTCGTTTGCATGGTTCGGGTCGTAATCGTCACGAATCTTGACCTGCTGATGACCGTTTTCGTCAACATAAGTCTCCGTAATCTGCTCAACTTCCTTCTGGTCAAGCAGCTTCTCTGAAACCTTCTCGGAAGCCTCGGTGTATTCGTCGGCAATGCCGAAATAGCTCTTGCCAACCCACTTCTTTTCGGGAGCGCTATCGCGGATTTTCTGAATCCACTTCTTGTAATGCTCGGTCTCGACAAGCTGGTAAGCCTTCGGGCCCGTAGGCAGGAACGGGGTTTCGTCAAGCATCTTGCTGTGGCCGGTGGCAACCATTCTCTGCATGTCCGCGTTCAAGGCCGCCAACTGCTGCTTCTTTTCCTGCTTGTTGGCATCCAACAACTTCCTATCCGTATCGCTAAGTGCACATCTTTTCATATTAAACCCTCTTTTCGAAACGTGCGATAAGTCTTTCCTTCAATCCAGGCGGCAAACTGGAATTCTCCAAGTTAATCCGTCCATCCCGTTTTGCCTTGTCGAAACCGTCGGCAATCTGGTCGATTATTGCCTCAATGATGTCATCCGAGAATACGTTCTTGACAAGGAAATCGATGTCGAAATACTCGTCCAGGCTAGACACCACCTCGAACATCCCTATTTGGGAGTCCCGTTCGTGCAAAAGCTGGTAGACCGACTTAATGCATTCGTTAAAATAAGCTGCCCTGTCCTTAATCAACGGTTCAGGCATGCTGAACAAGCCGCAAGTTCCGTCAACGGCTGAAGGGGTGGAAAACATCGCCTCAATCTTGCCGCAAATCGTCTGCCTCTGGTTTTCATCCAAAATGGTATACATAAATACCCAGTAGTTCAATCTACTGGGTAAAATATATTTTTAGAAGAGCTGAGCCATTGACGAGAACGACGGGTCTATGGGTTTCTCCTTCTTCTGTCTAGGCTGCTGTTGCTGTTGCGGTTGCTGTTGTTGTAGCAAAGTGGGCTGTTGTGCCTGCGGAGGTCTCCTTTGTCCTGCTGCAGCCATCGCTTCCTGAGCCATGGATTCCATCATAATGCTGTTAATGGTTTCCATATCCTCTGGCTGTACATCACTTAGTCGCATGTGAGGCCAATCGACCCTGACATTGAACTGAACATCACTGGACCCAAATCGGTTCTTTCCTATCGTAACCGTCAAGAAGCCAGCCCGTTTCAAGGCAACATCGTGAACGATGATGTAATAGAAGTCTGCTGTATCACCAAGACCCATTGAGCCAGCAGTCTGGTCCATACCGATATCCTTCATTCGGTAACCAGCACGTTGCATCTGTGTTCCTGTCAATATAGCCATATCACGGTTAACTGCCATGTTTCTCAACTGTTCAGCAGAATACAGGATTTTCTGGTAGCTTCCGTCGGTCTTGTTGTACGTACCTGCGTTCGGACTGATAATGCCAATATAGTCAACAACAAGGAAGTCAATCTTAATTCCTTCCACCTGTTCCAGTTCATTGATGTAGCCTTCGATGTCGTCAGGTGTCGTCTTTCTCGTTGGCATCCAGTTTATGAACAGGTTACCTGGTGTCGGTATCGACGGGTCGTGTTCTGCCTGCAGCTTGACAATCACTTCCTCGTCACTCATCTTGGAGATATCGTAACGGGAAACATCAAGGATGGCGCTAGTAACACGTTCCCAAATCTTTGCCGCATCAAGTTCAAGACTGATGTAAACAACGTTGTAGCCAAGGGTGGCAGCAAATGCGGCCTCATTAACCATGAACATCGACTTACCACCGCCAGATGTACCGCCAACAATGCTCAGACATTTACGGAAATAACCACCACAAGTTCCCTGCGCATCTGGGCTCTCGCTAGTAAACTTTCTGATTTCACCGAGCTTCGACGGGATACTCTTTTCCATGTCGCCTAGCTTAGACTTTGCATACTTTGCGTCACGGATGTAATGGATACCCAAGTTTGTCGTAAGCTTGAAGTTCAACGCATCCTGCAATTTTGGCATGATGCCACGCATTGCGGCCGGGTCTTTCCCGTGCATGTGGAGAGCGTACTCTTCCATAAGCCTCTGGGAAACCTTGAACTTGAAATAATCTTCAATAATGTTCTTCTTTACATCGGGAGCGATTACGCCAATAGGGCGTGTAATTTTGAGAAGCTGTTCCTTTGCTTCATCGCTGTAACCTGGGTTTTGATTTAATCCAGTTACGAGTTCCTGCGCTGTCGGATAACGGTCATATTTACGACGGAACGCATTGATAAGGTAGATAATCTGCTTATCAGCCTTGTCTTCGAAATACTCTTCTTGCATCTTGTCCGTAATACGCAGACGGACATTTTCATCTTCAAAGAAACACCTCAGGACATACTCTTCATCACTTAAATTTTCTACTACCATATTTCACCTTCGGTTATTTATCACATTGCAAACTAAAAATACATTATCATTACTAATTTTGCAAGACTAAAAAACAGGCGGAAGATAGACAACCGCCCGTTTTTTAATTATGTACTTACTATTTCGACTTTGCGCCCTTTGCAGCAATCTCGGCGGCAGTTTCTTCCTGCACTGCTTCGATTTCATCGCTGATGTTCTTCGGAGTAGCTGCAGCTTCTTCCTTCAACTTGCTCTTGCGGGCCTTTTTCTTGGTCTGCTCTTCCTCAGTGAGAGGTGCTGGCATTTCACCAACAAGGTCTTTTGCAAAGAGGGATACATCGTACATGTACTGCTTCTCGATGTAAGCAAGGAACTTCGGGTCGCTGATAATCGGTTCCATGAACGCCTGCGTGTTGCATTCATCGGCATCATCGTCAGTCCAACGGAATTCACGGAGAAGTTCGCCAGTTTCCTTGTCTATATCATAATCAGGACGATGGAGGAATGTTCCCTGATTACCCTTCTTGGTTTCAACAGCAACCCCAGACGCAATAGCATCTTCAACCAATCCGTACCAGCGGTCGATACCACCATTCGTAAGAATACGGTATTCGCACATGCGGTCTTCCATACCGTCACGACCCTTCTTAATCTGTGCGGTAGCAATCTTACCAATCTTGGATGCCTTTTGTGTGGCTGTTTTCTTCGTCTTGTACGCCCTTCCGTTCGTGCATACCAGAACGATGGCATCGCTGTTGAAGTACAGTTCGCAACCACCAGGGATGTTCTTCGGGTCCTTGTACTGTTCAAGGCTGTCGTAAACGTGGTTGATGATAAGCGAGGTAAACTCGGATGCGTTAATCAGCTTGGCAAGTTCGTTCTTCTTGATTGCAGTCTGCCCCATGTCTGCGGTCGGGGCATCCTTACCCGTCTGCTTTTCGATGGCCTCAACACGCTGCAATGAAATAATCGGTCCCCAAGAGTCGAACAGAAGGAATACATTATGGCGTTCCTTACGGGTCAATCCTTTCTGGGCGTTTGTGATAAATTCATTGATTTGGTGGATAAACTTCGATTCATACACGATGATTTCGTCGGTATTTACACCGAGACGCTGTGCCAACTTAAAGTTGAAAGCGCCTTCTGATGAAACAACGATGCAATCCATTCCAGAGTGGTAAGCGGTCGCAAGATAGTAAAGGCCGATAATGGATTTACCCATTGTAGACGGAGCTGCGATTTCCGACATGTGACCCTTCTTGATACCGTGGTTTACCATACCACTGAAAAGAATTTCAAGAACTGGGATTCCGCAGCCAAGGTATTCGACTGGCTCGTTCTTGCTGATGATGTTTTCTTCGAAGGCCTTAATACCCTTCAACTTGGCTATCAATTTACTAGGCATATTTTACTCCTGTCTGTCTCGACGTTCAACCCAGGGGGTCCTTGTCTTCAGACTTGTTGATGCTTAGACATACTATGTTTATAAGTTATTGGTGGCCCACTGACACTTCGTGGTCGAGAATCTTCTGGCAGGCGAACCTGTTCTCTCGGATGATGCTTAAAACATCCTTCATAGAGCTAAGGTATTCCTCCTGCTCGGCAATCTTCTTTTTCCAGTCCACAAGAATAGGGTCCCCGTTGATACGGTTCATGAGAAGCGTATTGTTCGTGTAACGAGGAATTGTCTTGAACTTGTGCTTGTGGGTGACCTCGGAAAGCAAGTCGTCCATTTTCACTTTCATTTCTGAAACCAGACGGGTTTCTTCATCCACCAAACGAGCAAAAGTGTATTCATAATTCGAGACTTTACGCAAATACTCGACAACCTCAGGAACGGCTTCGGGTATCGTAATGTACTTCTCTGCCATCGGCAAAACGTCATTCTTGAACTTATCTTCGGTCATGAAAACTCCAACAAAAGTGGGAACCCGATTGGGCTCCCACTAAATTATATTGTTTTTTGGCTATTCTGTTATTCGTCCTGCGAATCCGTAGGAATTTCTTCCACGGGACAGTCCTTCGTGCCAGGTTGAACACCGTTGTCGATATCCTCGACAGTGACCTTGCCTGTCTTTTTCTTCTTGCTGCCTTTCTTCTTCGTCTTCTTTTCGGTCTTCGCAGCTTCGGATACAGGGATGACCTCTTCCTCGACGGTCAGCGGAGCATCTTCGGTAGAAGCCTTGTCGAACTTGGCCTTGATTTCGGCAGGGATGTTTTCAAGCATCGTACGCCACTTCTTCAAGTTCTTCGGGGACACGTGGAGTTCCTTCATGATGGTCTGAGGCTTGGAACCTTCGGACAACATGTGCAACAGTTGCTGGAACGGTTCGCTACCTTCGATGATGTTGTAGCATTCACGGTCGTAAACGATTTTCACGGCGTCATCAGATACAGGAAGCCTTGCGTTATGGATATCTTCAAGAACCTTTGTGTAGTCGTTTCCGTTCAAAATGGAAGCAATTACACGGCCAACCAATTCGCCATCGAGGTTGTACTCGACATTTTCATCGGCAGGGGCAGTCGGCTTTGGTTCTTCGGCAATTTCCTTAACCTTTTCTTCCGTTTCCTCCTTAAGCTTAGTTGCCTTCGGCGGGAAACGAGGAGTGATTTCAGGGAATTTATACAGGTAGTAATGCCAGAAGGCACTTGCCTTTTCATCGAAACTGGTTTCGGCCTCTTCGTCAACGGCATCCTTTTCAATTAGCTTGATTACACGGACAGCACATTCGCTGAAACGAGGAACCTGCGTAGTCAAGATGTCCTTGTTAATCGGCTGCCAGCGGGAGTCAATCCACTGTGCCTGATTTGCTGGCGTGCATGGGCTGGAAAGCGGGTTGCTATTGACATCCTGTACACTGAACAGGAGCGTGCTTGCCACTGGGAACTTTGCGTCGTCCATGCTATAGGTATCGTAGTTCTTTGCCTTGAACTCGAAACCGTCGTTTTCCCTCACATATTCCTTGTACAGAGTGACCGAACGTGCGTGAAGTCTCTGAATGACGTAACCCACAAGGTTTCCGACATTGAACTTGTCATGCTTTTCGGTATAGATATACTCGTCCGTAGACAAAATCGTACCCCAGTCACCGTTGCCGCAATGCTTGCAGAACGCCTTGACTATTTCGCTAACCTTTCTCCATCTTTCGTCGGCCTTGATGAATACAAAGCTGTCACTTTCGGCAATGAGTTCCTTCTTTGCTTCTTGGAACCAATCGGGTTCATCGGTCAGGAAGATGTAAATTTTACGGAAGCCCATGTTTTCGTGGTACTTGCACCACATCTTGAACTTCATTTTGGACTGTTTGACCAACCTGGCCAATAGATATACTCGTGGGTTCATAATAATATCCCTCAATATTCAAGATTAAATTACATTTTTTTTCGAAACAAAAGTGTCGGGAGACTTTCTCCCGACACCCTGATTAGTCCATAGAACACTAAAACGGAGGGTCATCACCGAATGGACTATCAAACACGTTACCTACGTTATAGTCTGGTTCAGGCTGTGCCGCAGTTCCAACAGCAGTCGGAACAGGGGCAGCCGAAATAGGTGATTCCATGTCTTCCTTAATACGTTCAATCTTGTTAGACTGGTAATTCCTTTCCGAAGCAAACGCCGTGTTGCACCAATCCGCTTTGCTCCTAGGATGGAAAGCGTAAAAACCACGGTCACGCATATTCTTGATTAAATCCAACTGACCCTTCGTGATGCCGATATGTTCCAAGGATTCAGCAGGAGCATATTCACCGTTGCAGACATTGCCGCATGCTTCGGTAATCGCATTCTTGATATTGTCAGGAGTGCAACTGAGGTCAATCAGCGTCTTGTTCCTGATATACTGGTCAACCCAACCCTCTCTCTTTGCCGTTTCATACACATCACCACAAGCCTTGACAAACTTGGGAGCGCCATCCTTACCAACGCAGGTAGCCTTCGGAAGGCCAGGGGTCTTGGGGTTAGGCAAACTCATGCCGTGGATGTTGTCGCTGCTATCCCCCGATACGATTTTCTGTATCAGATATTCAGACGGGGACTCGCATGAAAGGAACTTGGCGGCAAGATGGTCATAGAACACTGCCTTGCTGCAATCAATCTGCATCATATCACTGTCACGGGTGACAACAACTATGCTGCTATACCTATCCTGCAGTGCCTTGATGGAACTGTAAATAACATCGTCACCTTCGGCCCCGTCAAGCTGGATGGGAAGGGCACGGTAATACTTGGCAAGCTCAAATGCAAACTTGTCTTTGTACTTCTGCCACTCGTCTTTCGGTGTCTTTGCAGTCCATTCACTAAACTTACGCTTTCCCTTGTAGCTAGGGATGATAGGAGTCTTGTTTTCGTTCTTGGACTTTGTGCTAACCTCGTACAAGCCCCATAGCAAATCCTGCTTGGCCTGAG